CACTCAATGCATGGTGAACATGATGTTGAGTATAATAAAACTTAACCTCTTTACATTTTATTTTTTTTAAAATATTTTCTATATGTGCTTTTTCTAATAATATTTCTTCAGCACCAAACGAAGAAATAGCAACTGCATCAAAAACAATGTTTTTAAATTTATCTAAAGATAAATAATTGTACTCGCCTAAAAAAGGATGTGGTGGTCTAAATCCTTTATCTTTATTAAATCTATCTTCTTCGTAGTATTCTTTTAAAACATTATTTTTAAAATAAGCAAAAGAACAATTATGTGAAAAATTTACTCCTAATACTTTCATTTAATTATCCTTCTTTTAATCCTTGTGATATAAAACTAACATAACCTGTAAGTAAATATCTATCCTTGTTTTCTAAACAAACCTCTCCCTTATGTGTGTGAGTAAAGTATGCTGGAAATATAGCCACTCTTCCTGTTTTACTTATTATTTTTTTACCGTTATAAAATAAAGTTCCACAATTATGATTACTTAAATATATTTGAACCGATAACACCCTGTTTGCATAATTAAAACTATGTTCACTATGCCAGTTTGAAAAAGATTTACCTGGTGGAAAATGTTTTATTCTTAAACTTGTTAAAGACCATGGTGAAGAAGTTAAATCTATTTCGGGATAATTTGTTATATATTCATTGTGTAATACAACATTTATTTTTTTACTTAATAATTGAAAGTTATTATCTTCTATATCATAATAATTATATGACTGCCATTTTTTGCCTTTTTCTAAATTAATTGAATATGTATTAATTAATTCATGACACTCATCTGCAGACAGTAAATTGTCTTTTACTAATATGTGGTCTTTCATTTATTATTTTATAATTTCTAAATTACCTGAAATAGATATTCTTTCTCCGTTTGATTTAAAACTGTTAACATAGTGATGTAAAGAAGCAGGAAATATAAACAAGTCTCCTACTTCAGGTATAAAATTATTTGCACTTATATAAAATTTATTGTCTTTTAAATCATTAACAAAATTTACACTTCCAGGTTTACTATCACTACTAACAGTTTCTTCTACTTCTTTTTTTAAATTTTTTGGAACTTTAATAAATAACACAAAAGATAAATCTTTACTGTGAGTGTGCAAAGGATTTATTTCATTTTTAACCATGTAGTTTACCCAAGCACTTTCCATAACAATTTGTTTACCAGTATAACTACATTTATAATGTTCAACACTTGCTTTTATGTAACTGTTAAAATAACCAGATAAAATAGTAAAAATTTTATTTTTATCTATTCCATATTCTTGTTTTAATAAACCTGCTAAATTTTTTCTGTAATCATTTTTTTTATTTTTGCTACAAAGTTTTTGTATTTTTTCTAAAGATTTTTTGTCTACTTGAGTTCTGTATAAAAAAGGACCCCAATGATAAAACTGATAATTAATAATTTTTTCTTTCATTTTTATAAAATATAATATACATATATAATATACAGAAAGCAATGATTCAAACAATTAACACCCACACACCTAATTTAACAAATGTTAGTATTATTCAAGAATTATATAAAGTAGCTAATTGGCAGTTTCCTTTTGAAAAAGATAAAGGTAACTTAAATAATTTTGACCAAGGAATGGCCTACACTAGTTTTAAAAAAAACTTGTTTGGTTTTGAACGTCACCCTATTTTAAATACCTTTGCGGAAAAAATTTTTAACATTGTAACAAATAAAAAAGGAACTATAGCTAGAATATATTGGAATTGGTATAATCAAAACTCACAAACTTTTTTTCACAAAGATAATCTTCAACACAATTGCTTTTCTATATTATATAATATTCACAGTAATGATGGAGGCACTGAATTTATTGTAGATAATAAAACATTGTTTTATAAAAGTAATGAAAGTGAAGCTATATTATTTCCAAGTTTAATAGAACACCGAGGTGTTTCACCTAAGAAAAATAAACAAAGATTTAGTTTAAATATTATATATTATATTTAAGAAGAGTAACTTGTTGGTCTTGGACCTTTTTCAGACTCATCTCTAGAGTCACTGTCCCATTCTTCTTGAAGAAGATTTAAATGTTCTGCATCCCATTTATCAATAAATTGTTGGATATCACCTAATACAGATGAATCATATGTTGAGTTAGGAGTTGTATCTCTATACTCTACTTGATCTGTGTCATCGTCAGCTGTGTATTGAATTGCCCAAATATTAGAAAATTTAGAATCATTCCAAAAAGAATCATCATTAACATAATAACCTGTACCCGATTCAGCACCGTTATTTTTAATAACTTTTTTGTCTTCAAATATAATTGTCCAATTTCCTTTTTTCATAAATATTCCTATGTCTTAATTATATATATTAAAGCTATATATGGTTGTAAAGTTGAAACTGCATTTGCATTGTGTCCATGAGCAGTACCACTACCCGCAGATTGAACTGTTCTGTTACCATCGTTACCTGTTTTACCACCACTAAAAGTAGGCAGAATTCTTGGATCTGGGTCACCTCCAGGAGGTGATAATGGTATAGTGTGAGTGTGAGAAGCAAGTTGCCCTTCACTAATAGATGTATTGTTAACTGATGGAGTTACAGTATTTGCTCCACCTGTCGAAGCTAATGCTTTTGTTCCTGATTTTCCAACCGGGACATTATCTTGAAGATTAGGTAAATTAAAAGTTGATGATCCATCTCCAGCCCCATAAGTTGTACCTACAACTGCAAACAATGCAGAATAAGTTGATCTAGATACAGCTGCACCAGTGCACTCTAAAAATCCAGTTGGAATACTGGAATCTGACCAAGATAAAATTGTACCTGTAGCTGTGCCTTCGATACCAGTAAGGTCTGCTCCTGAAAAATTGTATTTTGTTGCTTCGTAATTTGACATATTATTTCTCCGTGTAAGTCCATCCTACATCTGAACCAGAATAAACTAATCCAAATGCTGCACCTTCAGTATTTACTACTAAATCTGATGATGCGTTAGCTATTTTAGAACTGGCTCTCCCAACAGTCAATGCGTTAGAATCAAATGTGTATCTTGAATCTACAAAAGTGACCTCATCGCCAACTGCAGGTGATGCAGGTAAAGTTATTGTTACAGCTCCACCGTTTGTTGCTACAAATAATTTTGCACCAGCTTGTACTGTTTCAGATGCTGAAACAGTTCTCCATTTTCTGTATTCACTTGCTTTAACAACATTTGTTCCATCTGCGTAAAGAAGATAACAATTACCTTCACAAAGTAAAACTCCAGATCCACTTGCTGTTTTAAAAGTTAATGTGTTTCCTGCGTGATCAGTGCCGTCTATTATATTGTAAACTTTTTCTATGCTATCTGGACATGTAACTGTTCTATTCGCTGCTAAAGTTCCAGTTAATTTTATTGTGGCATTTCTTGCATTTGAAATTGTTCCATCAGACATTGCCAGAGTTACATCTGATGCTGCTGCACTAATTGCTTCGTAACCTGCTATAGCTTGTTGTGCAAGGTTTAAGTTATTGTTTGTTTTTGTGCCCCATGTACCAGCGTTTTCGCCAGTTGCCATTAGCTCTATTTTTAAATCTGAGGAATAACTTGATGCCATAAATTTTGTCTCCTAATTATTGTGTATTTATATTATTTATTTATCTTTAAGTCAAACATAATTATACAGGAGTTCTTCTTGTATATCCTGTGCTTGTTTTTGGTGCTCTATTTGTATATCCTGTGCTTGTTTTAGGTGTTAATCTTTCATAAGTACCTGGAAAAGCTATTCCTGTAGCATTAACACTAGATGTTGCTTGTACTCCTGTTAATCCCATAACATCTGCTGGGTTAAGAGCTCCTGTTGACGATGTTGTACCTAATCCAGTTAAACCTACTTGCATATCGTCAAGAGTAATAGAACCAACCAATGATGTTGCTCCTACTCCACTTATAAGTACGATTGGTGATTGAGTAATTTCTACTTCACCTACACTAGATGTTGCTTCTACTCCGGTTACACCCATAACATCTGCTGGGTTAAGAGCTCCTGTTGACGATGTTGTACTAACGCCTGTTAATGGAACTCCTATTTCAATATTTATTGAACCTACAGAAGATGTTGAATTAACACCTGTTATTGGTTCTGTGCTTGCACCAAATGCTAAACCTGGTGTTCCTACGGAAGAAGTTATTTCTAAACCAGTTAAACCCATTACATCTGCTGGAGAAATACTTCCAACAGTTGAAGTTGTGCTGAGTCCTGTTAATAATACTGCAGAATCATTTGCTCTACCCCATGCTTCTTCACCCCACGAATCATGGCCCCAACCAATTTCATTGTAAGCTTTTACTTCACCTACGGCAGATGTTAATCCCAAACCATCTACTGCAAGAGTTAAATTACCTAGATCACCCCAGTTATTATTTCCCCAAGTTATACCACCCCATCCTGTTGCTGGGAAAGCCTCAACAGAACCTAATGCACTTGTAGCGCTAAGACCAGTTAATGTTACAGTTGTAGAGTTTTCTCCCCAATCTTCAAAACCCCAAGACTCACTACCCCATCCTGTTGTAGATGCAGCATAAGCTAAGTTTCCTAAT